CTATCGTATCAACTTGATTTTGCTAGCCTTTCGGCCGTTTGTGCCAGTCTGTGACACGCCTTGTGACAACCGCAAAACGGCGGCTTCTGCGAGCACCTCTTGGCGCGCGCTGGCGGTGTACAGCGAGACCATCGCGAGGCTCCTGTGGCCGGTGATGGCGGCGATCTCGCTGGCGCTGCACCCGGCCTCAGCAAGCCTGGTGGCGGCAAGTTTCCGAAGCCCATGGATGTTCAAGCCGGGGCGCATGCCGAGGCGCGCAGCCTCCCGCTGGACCCGCATGCTGGCCCACTCCTTGCCCCAGGGCTGACCGGTGGCGGAGGTCAGCATGAACACGCTGTCGCGGCTCCATGAGGCTAGCTCCTTGCGGAGTTCTGGCACTGCCGGGATGACGAGCGGGGTGCCGGTTTTCTGCTGCTTGACCGCTAGCTTCGCCCCGTCAAAGGCGCTCCACAGCAGGCTGATCAGGTCGCCCCGGCGCTGGCCGGTGTGGTAGGCCAGGACCACCAGCCGCCGCTCAGGCTCCCGGAACTCCCGCATTGCCAGCCGGGCTTCCGCCTCTGTCCAGGCCAGCAGGTGGCCGCCCTTGAGCGGCTTGATCCTAGCCGCGGGGTTGTACTCCAGCATGCCGCGGTCAACGCACCAGCCCAGGAAGGCGTGGGTCGAGGCGATGAAAACGTTAGCAGCGCCCGGCCCCTTGCCGGCGGCGATCCCATCCCGCATCAGCAGGATCTTGCCGCGCTTCAGGCTGACCAGAGGCAAGTGGCCGATCTTCTCCAGGCCGATCATATATCTGGTGCGGCCGGATTTCGTGGCCTCGCTAAGGCCGCGGTACTCAGGGGAGCGGCGCCATTCCGACAAGGCAGCCCCGATCGAGCCCTCGGGGCCGGCGGGCATCGGCGCTCTGGCCGCTTTGAGCGCATCCAGAAACGCCGGGTCTGCCGGGTCAGGAAGCCGGGCGCCGCTGACCCGGCAGTACCAGTCGAGCCCCTTAGTCCCGTCTGCCCTTTGACGCGCGACCGCGCGGAGCCCTTTGGGTCTTGGTGGCAAGTTCGGTGGCCACGGCGGCGTAGAGTGCGTCATGCGATACGGCCTTTGCGCCCTCACCGGACATGGCATTGTCCAAGTCCTGAATATCGTACCGTGGGCTTTTCGCCCCTAGCGTCCGGCTCGGCGGCCTGATCTTGCCATCCTTTACGAGCTTTGACAGCTGGTGCGGATAGACCCCCAGCCGGTCAGCGGCCGCCGCAGGGGTCAGCCAGCGGGCTGTTTCAGCCATCTTTGGAGCCCTCCTTGGCCCGATAATGACCTGTTCTCGTGCCTAGGGTCAGGGTGCAGGCGGGATGCCGGGGTTGGGGGGTCATGATATCTCCGTCCCGCTGCAGAGCCTGCCCCGCGTCCAGAACTCGATGCGCTGCTCCTCGGTGCCCTTTCGCAGGACCATCCAATAGATGCCTCGATCCATGCGCTCGATATGGACGGTCACATCCTCAGCATGCAGATTGTCGAACCCAGTCAGGCAAAGCTTTCCATTGTCTTCCGGCCCGAGCACTGAGCACCAAGGATGTGCTGAGATGGTGGTCTTCCGGTCCTCACTCATCGCCACTGTCCTTCCACCCACCCAATCGCCCTCACCATCGCCTCGGCCACGTCGCGCTCGCCCGCTGCCAGGAGGCGCTCGACGTGCGCGGCCTGGCGGGCGGTGAGGGTCATCGTGCGGCGCTCTCGTAAACGGAGAGGGGCATGACCAACCAGCTTCCGTTGCTGGAGATGCAGACCGGCTTCTCGCCACCTTTCTCCCGACGCTCATATTCTTCGACCGCCTGAGCCGCTGCGCTGCCACTGCCGATGATGGAGGCTACCCGGCGCGCAATTTCGATCTGGTCTACCATCACTCCCCCTCCATCCCGGCGAGACGCGCGCGCAGGGCTGCGGCGCAGAGGGCTAGCGGTGAGGTATTGGCGCGAGCACTGCCGGCCTGCCGGCTGGCATTGAACATGGAGGCCCGCGCCTGCTTGGCTGGATCGCCATAAGGGGCACACGTTTCCCACCAGAACCCGGCCGGCACCAGCGTCAGGGCGGCGTCTAGGCTTGCAGTATAGGCAGGCACATGCTCCCAAGCCCTGCCGTTACCCGGCCTTCCAGCGCAGATGCTTGTATCCAAGGGCGACATGTGAACGCCGCCCCATCCGAGAACCTGGGCAATTTCCGCATCAATCTCGCGATCCGGCCCCGCGCTTGCCTCCGCCCGCGCGATCAGGTCGCGGAGGGTGTCCTGTGTCTTCTCCATCACCTTCCCTCCCAGAACTGATCCTGCGGCTCCGGCTTCACAGCCACCCGCTCCCGCATCGGCACCCGCTGTTGGATCTCCGTCACGCCGCGGCGGGTGATGAACAGCCGCAACTCGCCCCCGCTGATGGTCATGCGGAACCCGTCGATGATCTCGGGGTCGTCTTTCATCGTGTGCTCCCCGCCTGCACCGTCTCGGCGCTCTTGATCGCGACAGCCGCCCGGTGGAGTTGCGCCTCCACGCGCTTCAGAGTGCGCAGGCAAACCGCGTCGCAGGTGCCGGTCGCTTCGATGTCGTAGATCGCCCCGGCCAGATTGTTGCCGGCATCCGCAGCGGCATCGATGCCCAGCACGTCCGCGAGGTCGCGGATCAGTATGGTGGCGTCTCGGTCTGTCATGGCTGCGGCTCCTGCTGGGCGAGCGCGGCGCGGACGGCCAGTCCTTCCGCCGTGAGCGCCCAAAGCCAATTGCGCCATTCTTCGACGTGCGCATTGACCCGATCAACCAACACAACGTCTGCCAGTGGCAGGCGGTGTTCCTCTTGCAGAGCCCAGAGTGCCTGGGCGAGTTCATAGCTTTCCGGCTTTACGGGCTTGGTTGTGCCGTGAGGCCAAGGGCCGTAGACCCGGGCGTCACCTTCCGGCAGCCACAGAAGCGCCTTCCTCTGCGTTGGCGTCAGCTTCCGCGCGATCTCATCGGGCGTGTCTGTCATGGCTGCGGGGCTCCGGGGCGGGTGGCGATCATGGCGCGGTAGATGTCTTTCGGGTCCACGTCCTCCTTGTCGATCCATCCCGCCTGCTGCATCTCTTCGGTCGGCTCCAGCGGCACCACTGCGAAGCCGGCGGCGGGGATGGCGTCGAGGGCCATTGCGGCCCAAGTGCGCAGAGCGATGGGCGCAAGTTGGACACCGAAGAATGCTTCGAGTGGCCTACGCAGTCCCATCGCCATAGCCTCCACTAGCTCCGGCGGATGCGTCATCGGCTCAGCCATGCGGGCCTCCCTGGTCTTCGTCTTCATCGCGAGGGTCGGGCAGCGGGCAGCTCCGGAATGGCCGGGCCTCAATCTTCGGGTTGCCGTTCTCGTCGCAGTAGCCATCGCGTATCTGCGGACAGCCCTTCCACACGCAATCGCCGTCGCGGTCAGCGTGGCACACTTCGCGGCAGGCCATCACTTGCCTCCCGGGGTGGGGTGGAGGGCGGAGTAAGCAATCTCCCGGCATTCCTCTTCAGACTTCGAGAATTCGACATACCCGCCGTGATCTAGCTCTATCCGGTTATCAGCGACGATGGTTTTCAACGCCTCCCGCAGCCTTTCATTCTCCGCAGTCAGCCGCTCGATCTGCTCCTGCGCAGCCGCATCGACGGGAGGGGTGGCTTCCTCGCGATGGATGACGGGCAGAGCGCGCATTGCGCGGATCACGTCAGGGGCGACGCCAGCTTCCCGCGCGACATGGGCACAGCGTTCCTGCATGTCGCTCTGCGCGTCGCGGGATACGTCTCTCAGCTCAGACATCGTGGCCTCCTGCGCGCTGGGTGGTTGTGGCCCGCCGGAACGAGGCCATGCGGGCTCCGGCCTTCTGCAGAATGTCGTAGTGGACAGCGGCGATCTCCCCGGCTGGCAGCCCGCGATCTCGTGCCCACTCGACGGCATGAGGCGCGCAGAACGCCACCACATGGCTCTTGAGGTCGGCAATCTCTTGCTTGACCCGTTCCCGCTCGGCCGCAGCACCATCCGCCAGCGCCGCCTCCACCAGCGCGGCGACTTCGGATGGCGTGCGGCAGGGGCCTCGGTACGAGAAGTGCAGGGCCATGCGTTCCGGGCTGTGCCCTACGTCCCCGTGCCACTCCATGCGGCCGTCCTCGCTGTAGGCGCCGGTCCATTCCAAGGCGGTAAGGACGCCGCACTGGCTAAGCCAATGCCACCCATCCCGCTCAGGGTTCAGCGGCAGACCAGGGGCGTCCGGCCACCCGCCGGGGTTCTCCTGCGCGGTCATGCCCGCGCCCCTTCCGAAGTCCGCGCCTGGTGCCGCTGGAGAACGATGCGCTTGGCTTCAGCGGCCCCCCTCAGCACCTCCAACATCTGCTCAGGGGTGAAGCCGAATTCCTGCTGCACGTTCGTTTCACTGGCCCCTCGCGTCAGCATGATCGCGCCTTCCTTCATGTCCTGGCGTAGGATCTGAGCGCGTACTCTTGCGTCAGACGCATCTGGCTTCGCCTTCCGGCAAACCACCGGGTGCATTGGCTTCCATTCCAAGTTGGACAGCCTGCAGTCCATGGAATCGCCGTTGATGTGGCGCGGCGTCGCGCGGGACATGTCGCCGACAAAGGCCATTAGCACGGACCGGTTGATGTAGATTAGCGAGCGCACCTTCCCTGGTCTCTGCATGTAGACCCGCGGGCTACCCGAGTGGCACTGCAGCGTCAGGATGCGTTCTGGCAAGATTAAGGGGGTCATGCGGCCGCCCCTCCGGCGGATCATGGTTTCGCGGCATACCGACCGGACACGTCCCTGGTCCGAAACCTCGTAGTCAGGGAAGCCGACGACGGGGCTCCATTGCTCGTCCATCACCCCACCTCCTTCTTCACAGCCAGCTTGATTTCCCTAGGCCACAGGCTGGGCGGCGTAAAAATCCCGAGGGGCGACGGGGTCATGCCACGGCCCTGCCATCGACGGTCGCGAGCCGCACCGGACCGCGGAGGATGAGCGCGATGGCCTGACGGTTGCACTGTGCGGCGTCCTGGCGGGCTTCAACCGCGAACCCTTCCGCGCCGGCGCGGTCGTACAGGTCGGCCGCCTCGTTGTAGCAATCGCGGCCCGCGGCGAAGTGGTTGCGCAGGGCAAACTGCGTCCCGAGACGCTTGGCGCGATTGGCGCATACGATCAGGTCGTTGCGCGTGGTGGTCAGAGCGGGCTGCATGCGTGCATCTCCAGCAACTGATAGATGACGAGGAAGAGGATGGCGGAGAACGCGAGGTAGCCGGCGACGAAGAGCTTGGTGGTCATGGCTGGAGGCTCGTGCTGTCCGGCTTGTATTCGGGCGGGACCTTTGCCTCATCCCATTCCGAGCGCGGGTCCGCCTCGTCCCAGCAGTCATCGCATAGCCACTGTCCGTTGGAGTGGACGCGTAGGTCGCCCCGGTGGTAGTGGCCGCAGCCTTCGGGGTTGTTGTCCGCGCAGTTCGAGCAGACGTACATGATGCGGTTCTCGCTCACGCCGCCCTCCTGTCAGCAAGCGCTGGAAACGCCGCAGCCTGCGCAGCATCCAGATCCTTGAGGATCAGCCGCGACTGCCGGTGCGACCACCGGAACTCCGCCATGTCGCCGGCCAGCAGCGCCTCGTACGCCGCGGCCTTGTGCTCCACCTGCTCGGCACAGAGCCGCTTCCACAGGCGGTAAACACCGTTCGCCGCGCGCTTCCCCTCATCGCGTTCCGTGCGCTCCTGGGCGAGCAGGGAATAAATCCGGTACTGGATGGCACGCTCGGCGCGGGCGACGGAGAACTCGCGGAAGTGGGGATCGGCCTCGCCGGCGGACGCGATGTACAGGTTCCAGTAGGCGCGCAGGCCGGTGGTGCGGGAGAGGATGCGGGTGGATGCGTTCACCAGAAGTCTCCCTTCCGCGGCGGGGCAGCCTTCTTCGCCTCCGCCGCAATCATCTCCAGCGCGATGGCGCGCATCGCTGCCTCGTCGCGAGCAGCAGTGCAGGGCGGCATGAACTCGCGGCCCAGCGCCTTCTGGTCAGCGATCAGCGCGGGGGTGGAGTAGGTGGTGTAGGGGGTCATGCCGCCACCTGCGTGGCGCGGGCTGCGGCAATCAGGCGCAATACAGTGGAAGGTTGGAACGCGGTGATATGCGCCGCGTCACTCCACTTGCCCTTCTCGGCATCGCCTTCGCTGAGACCGAGCGACTGAATGTCGAAATAGGTGATGTGCGCCGCGCGGTAGGCCATGCCGTACCCGCGCCCCGGCAGAGTGTTTCCGAACTGCACGCATTCGGTGCCGCTCTGGAAGCTCATGTGGGTCCAAGCGCCCGGAGTGGCGGCAAGCGCAATCTTTTCGAGCGCATCGAGATCGGCTGCGCTGAACGGGGCATTCACATCAGGAGCGGCAGCATCACGCTCGACCGAGGGGGTGTGTTGGGCGTCCAAGGGGGTGGCCTCCACGGAGCCGTGCTTGGCTCGTGAAGGTAGGATAGGAGCAGTCCTATCCGATGCGCAATAGGATATTCCCTATTCGCCACACAAAAAAAGAGGCCTCCTACGGGCCTACCCTATCCATAGTCTCTGCGGAGCGGGATCCTAGACCCCGTGGATCTCTGCCATCGTCAGAATCCGGTGCATCGTCGAGACGCAGTGAGTCTCGAATTCAAGCTCGATGGGCGGGTTGAACTGCTTGACGATCACGATGCTCGAGCTCTTACGCACCAGCTCCTTAACGTAGGCCATTGGCTCTTCGTGCGGCCCCTGTTGCACCACCATCACCACTCGGTCCCCAGGTCTGGCCGGCCGGGCGGGATCGACAATCAGCAACTCGCCATGGGGGAAGGCAGGCACCATGCTCTCCCCCTCAACGTAGAGGCCGTACGCTCCCCGGTTCCCCTCCAGGGTGGGCGGACGGCGGACGAAATCAACCACGTCGCCCATATGCAGGATGAACGCGCCATCTCCGTCACTGCCGGCGGCAGTCCCATACACAGGCAAGTCCCTCCGCATCGCCGCCAGTGGTAGCGGCTCGACCGGCCTCCCCAAGGCTACGGTGGAGGCGCCTGTCGGAAGCTTAGGCGACGCGGGAATTACGTCAAACGGTAATGACCCCGATTCCCTCAACTGATCGGGAGAACATCCCAAGAACACCGCCAGCCTCTCGCGGACGAGTTCGGGCAGCTCGCGGGGCAACTGGCGCTTCAGAAACTGTTGAATATAGGCGTGATTCTTCCCCGCCTCTCGCGACAAGGTGGCCATGTCGTGGACCTTCCGGTCGACGAGGTCCTGTAAGAATGCGCGCCCTGTAAGCATAGGAGGTTCCCTAGCCGATCCTTTGCTAGGCGTCTCGGCGGATTTATCCTCTTGCATGTATAGGGTTAGTCCTATCATAATAGGATTATGGACCATCCGGCAGACCTCCTCGCCCGCGTAGAAGCCCATCTTGCGCAGACCAAACTGGCCCCGAGCAAGTTCGGTCTTCAGGCGGTGGGCGACCCTAATTTCGTGCGTGATCTGCGCCAGGGGAGGGAGCCCAGGCGCCGGACGGTCGAACGTGTGATGGCCAAGCTGGCGCCTGCGAACGCGGTGCGTGACGAAGCGCGGGCTGCCTGATGTCCCTCTTTTCTTCCCGCCCGGCGCGTCATCGCTGCCTTGGCGTAACCGACTGTGCCTTCGCTTCCTACGAGCCCGCCCAAACGGAATCGAGCCAGGGTTGCCGCCCTAGCCCGTGCCTTCCGATGAGTCCCGAACTCTCTAAGCAGCTGCCGAAATCCTCGTTGCCGTCTTCCTCATCTTATGGAGAAGACCGGTGCGAAATTCTCGGTGGTTTAACCCCCAACAATTTCAGGACGACGCGGTGATCGCCTCAGCCGTCTCCCCGCAATCGGTAGAGCCCTTAAACAAGGCCATCCAGCGGGTGTTGCTCAAGTCTTATGGGCAGTACCGCAACGGGCCGAAGCTTCTGGCGAAGGCTGCAAGGTCGACCCCCCGGGCCGCCGAGAACTGGCTGGATGGGTCCTGCACGCCCAATGCGGAGAAGCTCGTCAACCTGATGGCCGAATGTGACGAGCTGGCCGAGGAAATCCTCCGTCGTGTCGGGAGGTCTAATTGTTCTCCGTAATTACCGAGTTCGGCCTATGCGGCTTCGGCCGCTCTGATGGCCTGATCCCCGAGGTCCGCGTGGGCGTCGTGCGATTCGCATGGTGCCGCGGCTCGCTCCTTTCCCGCGTCGAGAAATGGCATGCCGCCCTGACGGCGCGCTGCTCGCGCGATGAAACATCCTTGTCTGCCAGGCCGGCGGACAGCGATGGCCAACCCACCGGCCGCAAACCCCTCTGACCGAGGAATTCATGTCCAATCGTGTGACCCTGGAGCAACTGGTCGAGATGGACAGCGAGGCGTTCAACGCGCTCCCCGCTGACCAGATCGAACTGCTGTTTGAAGACGTCGCCAGTCTGAAGGCTCGTGCCAAGCAGATGGACGACCGTCTTTTTTATCTCGTCGACAAGCGCTTCGCCGGCGCCGCAGCGGAACTGCGCCGCGCTGAAGGCAAGGATACTGGAACTGTTCGCATCGAGTTCTCCGGCCTCGTCCTGATAGCTGACCTCCCGAAGTCGGTAAGCTGGGATGAGGATGGGCTCTTGAACGTTGAAAGCCGTCTGCGTGAGCAGGGCGAGCCGGTCGACGACTACATCAAGATCCGTCGCACCGTAGCGGAAAGCGCGTTCACCGCGTGGCCGTCGTCGCTGCAGTCCATGTTCCTGCCGCATCGCACGGTCGGCACGGGCAAGCCCACCTACAAGATCGAGAAGGCCAAGGCCAACTCGCGCCGGAGGGCTGCCTGATGCCGATCTCTCTCGCTAACGTCCGCAGCGGGCAGGCGCAGAAGCCGCCGCGCATCCTGGTCTATGGCACCCACGGTGTCGGCAAGACCAGCTTCGCCGCATCGGCCCCAAACCCGATCTTCCTGCAGCTGGAGGATGGCCTGGGCCAGATCGACGCGCCGACCTTCGGTCTGCTGAAGACCTTCGACGAGATCATGGAGGCGATCGGCTCCCTGTACTCGGAGGAGCACGACTTCAAGACGCTGGTGATCGACAGCCTCGACTGGGCGGAGCCCGCGGTGTGGGCTCAGGTCTGCACGGTGAACAAGTGGGACAACATCGAGCAGCCCGGTTACGGCAAGGGCTATATCGCTGCGCTCGACGCTTGGCGAATGATCTTCGACGGGCTGAACGCCCTGCGCGACGAGAAGAACATGACCATCGTCATGATCGCGCACTCTGACGTGAAGCGGTTCGACAGCCCTGAAACCGAACCCTATGACCGGTTTCAGATCAAGCTGCACAAAGGCGCTTCTGCCCTCGTCCAAGAGCACGTCGACTGTGTGTTCTTCGCCAACTACCGGGTTTCGACCATCAAGACAGACGTTGGGTTCAAGAAGACCGTTGTGCGAGGTGTCGGAGGCGGGGAGCGTCTTCTCTACACCAATGAGCGCCCAGGGTTCTTGGCCAAGAACCGCTACGCGATGCCGTCGACCCTACCCATGAGCTGGGAAGCCGTCGCCGAGCACATTCCATTCCTGCGCGGCTCCGCCGCTCCTGCCGCCTCCGTCCCCAGCACCGAAGAAGTGGAAGCATAATCATGGCCCAGCTTGGTCAGACCTTCGACGCCAACTCCGTCGCCCCCGCCACCCCGTTCGAGACCATCCCCGCGGGCAAGTATCTCGCCCAGATCGTCAACAGCGAGATGAAGTCGACCTCCACCGGCGGCGAGATGCTGGTGCTGGAGATCGAGATCGTCGACGGCGAATACAGCAAGCGCCGGCTCTGGGATCGGCTGAACCTGGTCAACAGCAACGCGACCGCTGTTGAAATCGCCCAGCGTGCCCTGTCGTCCATCTGCCACGCCGTTGGCCAGATGACCGTGCAGGACAGCGAGCAGCTGCACTTCAAGCCCATGGCCGTGACCGTCAAGGTGCGCCCGGCCGGGCCGGACAAGAACGGCATCCACCGCGACGCGCAGAACGAGATCAAGGGCTACGAGGCGGCCAACGGTCAGCGGTCGGTGTCTGCGGCTCCGGCCTCGCGCCCCAACGCCACCAGCGCGACGAAGCCAGCCGGACAGATGCCCTGGCAGAAGCACAAGGCCGCCTGATTAAGCCGGGGGCGGCAGGATCTTCCTGGCAGTCGAGCTGCCGCCCCCTTCCACCCACGATCTCGCGACCGGAGGCACGCCAACTTATGGCCGTCTTGCCGCCTATGTCACCCCCGGACCCGACGTTGGAGGCCCTCGACCGCGCCATGGAGGCGCGCGCCCGGGCTACTCCGCGACGCAGGTATCTGGGTATGTCCAGCATCGCCGACCCTTGCTCGCGCAAGCTCTGGTACGGCTTGAACAGCAACGAGGACCCGGAGCCGTTTGCCGCCTCCACCCTGCGGCTGTTCGAGGACGGTCATCGGGGCGAGGATGTCATCGTCAGCTACCTGCGCATGGTGCCGGGGCTGCAGGTGCATGTCCGCGACCCCGAGACCGGCAGCCAGTTCCACGTCGAGGACTTCGAGGGCCGCTTTGCCGGCAACCTCGACGGCGCCGTGCTTGGCTTACTGCAGGCCCCGACCACTTGGCACGTCTTCGAAGCCAAGATCTGCAACGAGAAGAAGTTCGCCAAGCTCAAGGCGCTGAAGGCAGAGCTTGGCGAGAAGCAAGCTCTGCAGGCCTGGGATCCGATCTACTACGGGCAGGCCATATCCTACATGTCGTACACCGGAATGAGCCGGCACTACCTGGTGGCCGGCACGCCTGGTGTCCGCGAACTGGCTAGCGTCCGTACCAACGCGGACCCGGTCTATGCCGCGGAGCTTCGCTCCAAGGCAGAGCGGATCCTCGACGCGCGCTTCCCACCGGCGAAAGTCTCTAATGACCCGTCCTGGTACCAGTGCCGCTTCTGCCAGTGGCATGCCAAGTGCCATGGCGTGGCTGCTCAGGAGATGGCGGCATGAACGCCCTTTCTCCCCCGACCCTGCCGAACAAGGCAGAGGCGCTTCAGATTGGCGCCCTTCATTATGTGACTGGTACCCCGTGCGGGCGCGGGCATTTGTCGCCGCGATACACTCGTGGCGGCGCCTGTGTCGAGTGCGTGCGCTTGGTCCGGGGCGGGTGGCTCAAGACCCGCAAGCGTTCGCCCATAAATATGGATTTGGCTCTGGCTGCTCGCGATGCTGGGGAAACAACCTTTGTTCCGCTGAAGCCGTGTCCGAAGGGCCACAGCTTGCGTTTCATCGCTTCCAATAACTGCGTGCAATGCGATCTGAATGCCCGCGCCCGAGACGTGTTGAAGCGTAAGTTCGCCCGTATCCGCAAGGAATATGGCCTTACGAACCAGCAATACCTTGATCTCGTAGCGGCACAGAACAGTGCCTGCAGAATCTGCAGTAAAGTGGAAGCGGACCACTTCCGGCTGCACATAGATCATTGCCACAGCACATCCAAGGTGCGGGGCCTTCTCTGCGGTCCATGCAATCAGGGTATCGGCCTTCTCCGGCATTCAACGGAGATACTGCAGGCTGCCCAGAAGTACCTGCTGGAGTGCGGACAATGAACATCGCCATTCGCCCATATCAGCGTGGTGCTATCGATTCACTCTACTCTTGGTTCGATGAGCAGGCCGGCAACCCGTTAGTCGTCATCCCTACTGCGGGTGGGAAATCTCTTGTCATCTCAACTTTTATTAAAGAGGCAATTGAGGCCTATCCCGAGACAAGGATTTTAGTTCTCCAGCATGTCCGGGAACTGATCCTCCAGAACTTCCTGGAGCTTACCGGCTTCTGGCCGCAGGCCCCGGCGGGCATCTATTCCGCGGGCCTGGGACGCCGTGAGCTTCATACGCAGGTGGTCTTCGCCGGTATCCAGTCCATCCACCGCCACGCGTATGGCTTGCAGCGGGTCGACCTGGTGCTGGTCGACGAGGCCCACCTGATCCCGCGGTCCTCGAATACCCTCTACCGCAAGTTCCTCGGCCAGCTGGCCGAGATCAATCCGTACATCAAGATCGTCGGGTTCACCGCCACGCCGTTCCGCCTGGATTCAGGTCTGCTGCACCGTGGCGAGGACGCCATGTTCAGCGACATCGCCTACGAGGCGAACATCCTGGACCTGATCCGGCAGGGTTATTTGGCTCGCCCGACCAGTCAGCGGGCCGACACCCAGATCGACACCTCGCAGGTCGCGACCAGAGGCGGCGAGTTCGTCCCCGGTGAGCTCGAGGCTGCCGCCATCCATCCCGAGGTTGTCGAGGCGGTCGCCGACGAGATCGTCCGGGCAGGGCAGGGGCGCCGTGGCTGGATCGTCTTCGGCTGCGGGATCAAGCATTGCACCATGCTGCGCGATGCCCTCCGGGCCCGGGGCATCACCTGCGAAAGCATCTTCGGCGACACGCCCGCCTTCGAGCGGGACCGGATTATCCAGGACTTCAAGGCCCAGAAGATCCAGGCCCTGTCCTCCATGAACGTGCTGACGACCGGGTTCAACGCCCGGCACGTCGACCTCATCGCCCTGGCACGTCCCACCAAGTCGACCGGCCTTTACATCCAGATCGTCGGCCGCGGCACCCGGCTGTTCCCAGGCAAGGATGACTGTCTGGTGCTGGACTTTGGCGGCAACATCGCTCGCCACGGACCCCTCGATCAGCCCAAGTCGAAGAAGGACAAGCGGTCGATCGGTCCCCGCGAGGGCATGCCGGCAAAGATCTGCCAGCATTGCGAAGCCCGGAACGACATTCGGGCCCGTGAATGCCTCGACTGCGGCACCCCGTTCCCCGAGGTCGCGGCGCAGATCATCAGCACCAAGGCCACCACACTCGGCCTGCTCTCGGAAGACCAGATGCGGCCGCAGTGGGTCGACGTCGACGGCATCTCCTACCGGGCGCACTCCAAGCCGGGCAAGCCGACCTCTATGCGGGTCACCTACAGCTGCGGCCTGGTGCAGCATTCCGAGTGGGTCTGCCTGAATCACGACGGATTTGCACGTCAGAAGGCGGTCCAGTGGTGGATCAAGCGGGCACCGGATGTGCCGGTCCCGAACAGCGTCGAAGAGGCCCTGCGGCTTCAGCACGTCCTCCGGCGGCCTCGTCAGATCGCAGTTCGCCCGGCAGGAAAGTTCACGGAAATTGTGGGTTCCGTCCTGTGATCGCCGTCACCTCGCCCAGCGGCACCCAGCTCGAGACCTTCCGGGCCCACCCGCTTGTCCAAGCCATCCTGCACGCTTTCCCAGGCGCGCAGATCCGAACCCCAAGAGAGGGCCTCATGATCGATGCGACAGATCGGGAAATCGCCGCCCTTCAAGCGGCCTCCCCCCTGGCTGGTGAATACCTCGAGAGCATCGGCAAGACCGACATCGGCGCCATGAGCCTCGAGGAATGGATGACCTTCCTGGAGGTGGTGGTCACCGGCTTCCAGGACGCTCTCCGGATGCAGGTGGGGAGCCAATCAACGTGATGAGCTCCTTCCATGACTACATCAACCGGCGGAAAGACGGCGCGAACCCGATGGCGGACGCCGCGGTCTCGCTCGGCCTACCCGTGTTCCCCTGTGGCGCCGACAAGAAGCCGCTGACCACCCACGGCTTCAAGGACGCGACCAACGATCCGGCGCGAATCCGCACCCTGTTCTCAGGCTCGGCCGCCGTGATGATCGGCGTGCCGACCGGTGCAGCCACGGACGTCGTGGTGATCGACGTCGACCGCAAGGAGAATCGGCAGGGCGGTGCCTGGCTGGACGAGAACAGCCATCGCATGCCCCAGACCCGGACCATCCGCACGGCGTCAGGCGGCCTGCACATCTACCTGCGCCACCCCGGGCAGCGGGTGAAGAACTCCAACGACAAGATCGCTCCCGGCATCGATGTGCGTGGCGACGGGGGATACGTCATCGTGCCTCCCAGCCCGGGCTACAGCCTTGCGGACGACGCACCCATGGCCGAGGTGCCGGAATGGCTCCTGGCCGTCCTGTGCCCGCCTGAGCCGGTTCCTGGGCCTGTTCCCGAGGTCCGTCGCCACACCCCGGCTTCGAACGGCGGAACGCCTTATGGCTTGAAGGCGCTCGAAGACGAATGCGCGGCGATCAGCAGGGCTTACTTCGGCCAACAGGAAGCCACCCTCAACGCCGCCGGGCTCAAGATCGGCGCTCTGGTGGCCGGCGGTGAGCTGGAAGCAGGACCCGCCTTGGCTGACCTGCTGGCGGCGGCACGGTCCATGCCCTCCCAGCCTGGCAAGAAGCCCTGGCATCCTTCGGAATTGGAGAAGAAGGCCCGGCGGGCGTTCGAGGATGGATCGCGCAAGCCGCGCTCGGCCCCCGATCAGCCCCACACCCATTCCGACCTGGAGACCCATCCGGCTGCTGTGTTCTTGGCTAAGGTCGCCGAGAAGGCCAAACGAAATCCAGCGCCGGCAGTGCCAGTTGATCCTGAGATTATGGAGCTGGATGGTGTTCTAAAACTGTTCGTTGACCATTGCGAGCGCACGGCCATCAGCCCTCAGCCGTTCCTCGCGTTGGCCGCGGCAATCTGTCTCGTCGGAGTTCTGGCGGGCCGCAAGTACAGGACGACAACTGACCTCCGCACCAATGTCTACGCCGTCGGAATCGCCGACAGCGGCGGGGGCAAGGATCATGCTCGGAAGCAGATCAGGAAGGTGCTCTACGCGGCCGATCTTCAAAAGTATTTGGGCGGTTCAGACATTGCATCCAGCGCCGGCATGCGAACGGCTTTGCAACGGCACCCTGCGACCGTCTTTCTGGTGGACGAATTCGGGAACTGGCTGAGCGGTGTGCTTGGTGACAAGGCCCCGGCGCACAAAGCTCAAATCGCTGCCTTAATGAAGGAACTCTATAGCTCAGCCAATACAATCCTGAGCGGCATCGAGTACGCCGATCAGACGAAGCAGGGCCGGCCTCGGGAGGATATTCATCAGCCGCACGCCTGCCTGTACGCGACAAGCACGCCGAGGCAGTTTTGGGCAGCTGTTGGAGGCGCTAACCTCGAAGACGGCTTGATGGCCCGCATGCTCTTGTTCCTAAGCCCGCAGAGCTATCCAGACGAACAGGAGCTGGAATTAGCGGAGCCCAGCGCCGAGCTTGTCGCGGCTTTGAAGGCGATCGTCTTGGGCCAGGGTCAGCATGACCAAGGCGGCAACATGCCCGAAATCTTCAGCCCGGTCATGGAGTCTGGCACCGAACTGATTCCCTACACCGTACCGGAAACACCCGAGGCAACACAGGAAAGGCGAGCGCTCCGTCGCGAGCAGCTGGATAAACAGCGAAAGGCTGAAGGCACCTGGATCACGTCTATCGAGGGGCGTTTTGCCGAGAACGCAATGAAGCTGGCCCTGGTGCGAGCAATCAGCCGAGACCCTGGAGACCCCATCATCCAGGCTGCTGACGTGGCTTGGGGCAGGGCCGTAACGCGGCACTGCCTCGATACCCTGCTGCGCGAGGCGGGGCAGAACGTGGCGGAAACGGAATACGAGAAGAAGACCCAGCGGCTGATGAAGATCATCCGCCAACACGGGCCGGTCACGGATCACGCGATCTTCGACCGCCATCGTTTTGGACATTCATCTCGGGAACGCGCCGAGATGCTGAACGACCTCATCCGTCTCGGGATGGTCGTGGCCATCGAGCCTGATCCCAGCAAGCCCGGCCCGAAACGGGTCAAGTACATGATCGCCCCAGCGGCTGGCCCCGTCGACGATGTGGGGAATTAGAGAATGTCGCACATTCAACCCATTGAAATTACGCATCTTTGCAACTTTGCAATTTCCCGCGTGCGCACGAATACGGGTTTGGTCCAGGTGCCGGGCAGGTACCCCATGGGAAATTGTAAAGATGTAAAGATAGATATTTATATCAATAATAATAACAACTTAACTAACACATCTTCGCACATCCCAGACGCATCTTCACACACAAGCCGCATGGAGGCCGTCATTTCGAAATTGGTCTCGACTGAAAGCAAAGAGCACCGGGCAGCCAAGAACCGCCTGGCTCGGTGGCTGAACGCTCATGCAGAACAGGGGGGCGCGACGCCGGCCTTCGCTGCGGCAGTGGAATACCCATTCGCCGTCAATGGAGACGGTATCCGGACTTGGTCGGCCATGGGCTTCAATCGCATCCCCACGCGCCAGCAAATGCGGAAGTCCAGTCGGGGCATCATCTATCGCGCCGATATCGCCATCATCGAAGGCGACCTCGTCACCAGCATCATCGAAATCATCCATTCTCATCCGACACCTCACTGGAAGTTGGACTGGTTCGTGAACCGGGGCGTCGCCGTCTACGAGGCGTTCGCCTCCACCATCCTCGAAGTGAAGGGCACGCCTGCTTCCTTCGACGACATCCTGATGGAGTGCGGCCAGTGCAAGCGCTGATGTCCTCTTCGTCTCTCACCACCACCCCCCCCCGAAAGTTTCGGGGGAGCCCCGAGCGGGCTATCCAGCGGGCCCTGCTCGCCAGGCTTCAGTCTCTGCTGCCCCTCGGCGCCATGGTCATCCATGTGCCGAACGAGGATGCCACCGGCTCCGCTGCCTATGGCCAGGCCAAGGTCCGGGATGGCCTGCTCCCGGGCTGCCCGGACCTGCTGATCGTGCACCAGGGCCGCGCCTACTGGATCGAGATGAAGGCCCCAGATGGATCGCCCTCAGACAGCCAGATGCAGGCCCACAGGCGCCTCCGGGCGGCCGGGACGCCAGTGGAGGTCGCCTACGGTGTCGAAGACGCCCTGGAGGCTCTGAGAGGCTGGGGATTGATCCATGGGGGTGTCGCGGCATGACCCTCTCCACCCTCCCGGACGATCCCCGCACCCTGGCCCTGGCTGTGATCGATCAGGCGCTGCGGGATATCTCGGCCGACGTCAGCCCCCGCCCCGCCCGCCTCAGTCAGTCGCAAACCAAGCCGCATGAGGTCCAGGAGGCTGAGCACTTCCTGACCGACCAGGCGGGGGAGTGGGCCAGCGCGCGCCGCGACTGGTGCGATCTCGCCGGCCTCGATGAGAGCGTGCTGCGGCGTAAGGCGCTTGCCCAGGTGCGGCGCTCAGCCAAGGTGCCCAGCACCGCGACGGGAAAGCTGCGGGCCCTTGAGGTCGGGCAGAGCGTCCTGCTGCCGTACCGGACCCCGTGGATGTTCGGAACCATGAGAGCCAAGGTCCAGCGTACCTGCGGCTACGAATTCACCACTCAGGTCGAGAACGGCCAAACCCGCGTGTGGAGGATCAAGTGATCAGCATGCCGCAACAGATTGACGACGTGCTCGCCGCCGCTGGCTGGCCTGACATGGTTCATCAGCCCCCGCACTACCGCCAGGGCAAGGTCGAGTGCATCGACGCCATCGAGGCCGCGCTCGGGGAGGAAGGGTTCCGGGCGTACTGCCGGGGTCAGGTGATCAAGTACTGCTGGCGTAGCGAGCACAAGGGGAACCCCACGCAGGATCTCGCCAAGGCGCAGTGGTATCTCGATCGGTTGCAGCGGGGGCAAGGGTGATGGCAGAATTCGCAAAGGGCGCAGTCTGGGGCCTCTGCTTGATGTTCATTGCTCTGGTTCTCGTCATCGGTGCGGGGGGTGTGGTCAATGCTGTGTTCCCCCGCCAACTCGATGATACCGATCCTCCCGGCGGGCGCTCTCAGATGCTCTCCCTCACCGACCACAGGACCGGTTGCCAGTACCTCATGGCTTCCCACGGCGGGCTGACCCCGCGACTGGCGGCAGACGGAAGCCATATGGGGTGCAAGCCATGAACCCTAATCCAGACGGAGCCCCGCACTACAACGCATGGTGGGCCGGCGGCACCGGGGGCGATGCGACGGAGGATGCTGGCTTCGTCGAATTCCAGAGATTGGTGCGAATTGCCGTGAGCGCGGAAGTCCCCGACGCTCATCTCGACTTCGCGGCCTTCGAGCGCGGGTCGCGTTGGGCCTCTAAGATGTCGGTCACCCGGCCCGGCAAGCGTCTCGATAAGCCAGTTGTTTACGGCGTCGTCATCGGGTCGTTTCCAGCCACCGACACGCCGGCTCAGCTAGCCGCACGCGCTTCGGCATCTCTGCTGGCCAACTATCGCAAGTCCAGGCTGGGCGAAGGAGCAACCCCATGACCAGCACCGTGACCCAAGCCGCCCTCCGCAACGGCACCCGGCGGGCTGTGGATCGGCCTGACCGCCCTCGCAGCGATCTAGGCCCCAACGGACCAGCCGCGAAGGCAAGGGCTTCTACGGTCGTGGAGACGGCTGAGGCGGGGGTGAAGGTGCGATGGGTCGAGGACCAGGGACCGATCGCGCACTATCGGCGCAACGCCCTGCTGACTGACCGGCAGTGCGATGCCGTGTCCAGGCTGGCCGAGCACTATGAGGAAAGCGGGCGCAGGCAGGGTGTGGTTGGTGGGTATGGGGCCAGGATCGGGGGCAAGCACGAGATGAGCGACGGCCAGGCGGAGGAGTGGAGGCGGTACTGCCGCCTCCTGGATGAAGCTCCACCCGCGACACGTCATGCGCTGGCCATGGTGGCAGCGGGCGAGTTCCCTGGGTTTACCGGCGCCCTGGCCTTGCTGCGGACAGGGGCTGCCGCGCTGGCCGACCATCTGCGGTTTAACTATTGACGCGAAGGCAGTCTTGAACTAAGTGAAGCGGCGAAGCCTTCCGCGCGCCTACTGCTCAGCAGTGGGCGCGTTTTCGTTTCCGGAGCCTGCCCCATGGTCGGCATCTCCATCACCCTCGACACCAAGCCCCTGCAGGACCTGTTGCGCAAGACTAACCGGGACATGGCGACAGCGGCCTACAAGGCGCTGAACCAGACTGCTCAGGACGTACAGGCTGCGCTCAAGGCCGAGATGCAGAAGGTGTTCTACAAGCCTACCCCCTATGTGCTGAACAGCACTGAGATTGCGTGGGCCAGGCGGGACAACCTGCAGGCCGCAGTCCAGTTCAGGAACAGGCTAGGCAACCTGAGGGGCGGCGATCCCGCCGACATGATCGGGGCTCAGGTCTTCGGTGGGACACGATCGCAGAAGCGGTCTGAGATCAGGCTAGGGGCGCTGTCCTCTGGTGGTCAGGCCATCTACATGATGCCCGCACGGTTCGCGCAGTACGATGCCAACGGCAATCCGAGCCGGGGCGAGTTGTCCATCATCATGTCGCAGCTGGGTGTGCTGAACCGCGGCGACAACAGGGCTGCCCGTCGAGGCAAGAGGACCAGGAAGGCTCGGACAGAGTACTTCGCCATCTTCGGCAGAGGCGAGGGCTTCAGCCTCATGGGCAACGCCCTGGCACCCGGCATCTACCGGAAGAACGCAGCGGGCCGTCCGCTGCCGGTCTACTTTTTCATGAAGGGCCGGCCGCAGTACCGGAAGCGGCTGAGGTGGCACGAGGTGGCCAACGCCACGGTGCGGGCCAAGATCGCGGGGAACTTCGCGGCCGAGATGGCGAAGGTGGTCGAGAGGTAGGATCGGAGCGGCCGAGCCACGCGCCACGCGCGGGACTGACGCCGTTAGGGCGTCCAGCTATGCATTGAACGCGGGCGGGCAGCAGGTAGGGCGGGGGTACCCCCACCCCTTTGGGTCCTTCCCCCCGATTTTCTGATCGCAGGGGTTCGGACCCCGCAATTTGGCTAGGCGGCGGCGCTCTATAGGGGTTGTGACGTATGGCCACCCAAGCCGAGGTCGCCTCGCACCTTGATCTGACCCAGCAGGCCGTCGGCAAGATGGTGGCGGACGGGGTGCTCCCGTCCGGCGTCGGCCGCGGCAACATGGATCTGAACGAGTGCCGGGTGGCCTATATCCGCCACCTCCGGGCCCGCAAGGCTGGCTGGTCGTCCGATGCTGCTGAGGAAGAGGGCCTAGACCTCGTCGCCGAGCGCGCACGCCTCGCCAAAGAGCAGGCCGACGCCCAGAGCATGAAGAACGCACTGGTCCGCGCTGAGCTGGTGCTGGTCGGGCCGCATACCAGCGCCATCCTGGGCCTGATCGAGATGACCAAAGCCCGCCTTTTACGGGTGGGGGCTGACGTGGCGAAGACCGATGCGCAGCTCCGAATCAGGATTGATGCCGCAGTCGAGGATGCCCTGGAGGATCTGACGATCACCCGGGTTCAGGAGACTGCCGGCGGGGGCGAGGATGAAGAAGCCGAAGGCGAACCAGCCGACGCCTAGCGTCCTGGAGGTCCCGGGCGCGCGTCTTGCAGAAGAAGCCCGCCGCTGGTTCGCTGCATGGAAGCCCAAGAAGACCATCAGCCTCTCGGCCTGGTCTGAGCAGAACGCCCGCCTGGTAGACGGCCGACGGTACCGTGCGTTCCCGTTCCAACGGGGCATCGCGGACGCCTTCACCGACCCGGCGGTTACCCAGATCACGGTCAAGAAGTCGAGCCGCATCGGCTATTCGCAGATCGTGCAGAACTACGTCGGCTATTGCATCCACCAGCGGCCAACGCGGCTCCTGATCTACCAGCCGACGATCGACGACGCCGAAAAGTACAGCAAGGACGACCTGGAGCCGGTCCTGCAGTGGCCTTCCACCCGCAGCGTGGTGACATTCAAGCCGCGGCATCCGGACAATCAGGTCCGGGCCAAGCGCTTCCCTGGCGGGTGGGTCCAGATCAAGGGCGCGAATAGCCCCAAGGAGTTCCGGCGCGTCACCGCCGACAAGGTGCTGCTGGAGGAACCGGACGGATACCCGCCATCAGCCGGCCAGGAAGGCGACCAGGCGGCTCTGGCGTTCAAGCGGTGCGTCACCTCGAACGAGCCGCTGAAAGCCGCTGGCAGCACGCCTACGGTCGCTGGCACTAGTCGTATCGACGCGCTGTTCTTGGCTGGCACGCAGGAACATCGGTATGTGCCGTGCCCCCATTGCGGGGTGTCGCAGCGGCTGGTGTTTGGCGACGGCACAGGGCCCGGTATCCGCTGGGCACCGAAGGAGAACCCGACCCGCGCCTGGTACCGGTGCGAGAGTGGCTGCGACATCGAAGAGAGCCACAAGGCTTCGATGGATGAGGCTGGCGAATGGCGGGCGCATGCGCCGGAGAATGGACCGGGGCACCGGTCCTTTCACATCTGGGCCGCCTACAGCCAGTTCCCTGGCGCGGCGTGGCTGGCGATCGCCAAGGAGTTCCTGGAGGTCCGCAAGGACCCGAACAAGCTCAAGACCTTCGTCAACCAGACGCTAGGCGAGACTTGGCAGGTCCGGGGCGAGGCGCCGGAATGGCGGCGGCTGTACGATCGGAGGGAGAGCTATCCGGTGGGGATCGTACCCAAGGAAGCGCTCCTGCTCACCGGCGGGCTGGACGTGCAGAAGGGGCATCTGGAGCTATTCGTCTGGGCTTGGGGCAAGGATCGGCAGTCCTGGCTGATTGATCACGTGGTGCTGCAGGGCAACCCGTTTACGCGGGAGGTCTGGGACAGCGCGAGCGAGGCAATCCGACAGACGTACCGGCACGCCAGCGGCGTCGAGGTCCGGCTTTCCAAGGTGGGCGCCGATACCGGCTTCGCGACGACGCAGGTTGAAGCCTGGGCCCGCCGGCATACTGGCCTGGTAATCCCGGTAAAGGGCGCGAACAACATCTCCGCGCCGGTCTTTGCCTGGTCCGGGGTGCGGGACACGACGGCCGGCGGCAAGAAGCCTAAGCGCGGCCTCAAGCTGGGTATGGTGGGCGGCCACCTGATTACGCTGGAGCTGTACGGGCTTCTGGCACTGGATCCGCCGACCAAGGAAGACGTGAAGCTCGGTGTCGTGCACCCCGCGGGCTATGTGCACCTCAATGATCTGGCCAGCGAAGAGTTCTGCAAGCAGTTGGTCGGCGACCAATGGCTAGAAGAGAAGGCCGAGTGGAAGAAGGTGCACGCGACCGAAGCCTTGGATGGCTGGAAGTACGCGCGCGCCGTGTTCACCGCCATGGGCCTGGATCGCAAGCCAGCGTCTTGGTGGCGCGGCCTGGAAGCTGCGTATGCTTCTGAGCCCGAGGCCGCTGCGGCAGAGCCTGAAGACACAGAAGACGATGCCTCGCCGGAGATTCCGCCGGCCCGGGCCAGTATCGAGACGCCTGTTCCGCCGGTTCGTCCGAAGTATGCCCCCCGGTATCCGGGCGGTGGCAGTTGGTTTGGGAGGTGACGATGGCGACGATTGTCGAGATCGATGCCCAAATCAGCGTAATCACGCTTGCTCTCGGGCGGGGGGAAAGCAAAGTGCGCTTTCCGGATGGGAGCGAGGTCACCTATCGATCCACCTCGGACATGCGGCTTGCGCTGGATACTCTGCGCCGGGAGCGCGACATCCTCTCCACGGGCGGCCTGACCGGCCGTGTGCGGCCGCAATTCTTCCTCGTGAGGCCCGTCCGTGACTGGTAAGGCCTCCTTCGTCGACCGCATGCTAGGCGTCGTTGGGCTCCAGCGCGCGCCGGAGGTCAAAGCTTACGCGGCCGGCCGGCAGAACCCGCGCACCCGTTGGTGGCGCGCTGGCCAGACCGGTCCCAACGCTGAGATTGGGCCAGCCTTGGCCATGCTGCGGGCCAGGTCGCGGCAGATGGTGCGCGACAACCCGTATGCCGCCCGGGCAGTGACGATCGTTGCCCAGCACCAAGTCGGGTATGGCATCACGGCCCGCTGGAAGGACCCTGAAGCACAGACGCTCTGGGATGATTGGTGCAAATCCTGCGACCTGCACGGCATGCAGGACTTTGGCGGGATGCAGCTGCTGGCTGCCCGCAGCAGGTCCGAGAGTGGGGAAGCGCTGATGCGGCTTGTGCCGCTGTCTGCTGCGGAAGCGCGGCGTCAAGGCGCCAAAATCCCGCTAAAACTGGAGCTCCTGGAGGGAGATTTCCTCCCGGAAGACGGCGGAACACTGCTTGAGGGCCAGCTGTCAGTCGGCCACAGGGTGGTCCAGGGCGTCGAGTTCAATTCCTACGGCCAGCGGGTGAAATACTGGCTCCGCAAGGAGCACCCAGGCGAGTTGGGGCGCTTTATCAGCACGGGCGACGAGCTTCAGGCGGTGCCTGCGGAGCAGATTCTTCACATCTACCGCATCCAGCGTCCCGGGCAGGTCCGGGGCGTGCCGGATGCGGCACCCGCGCTCCTGCGTCTACGGATGCTGGACGACTACGAGGAAACCGCGCTCGCTCAGGCCGTGTCTCAGTCGATGCTGGGCGTGTTTTTCACCACTCCGGGCGATCTGGATGGCACCCCGGAACCTGGTCCGGGCGGTCTTTCGGCCGAGGCTCCAGAGATCCCAGCCTTTGACCTGCGGCCCGGCATGACGATGAGTCTGCCGCCGGGCACCGAGCCGAAGTTCTTGCAGCCGAGCGGGGCAGGGGCGTTTGAGCCCTTCGCGATGCACTCGCTGATGGCGATTTCGGTTGGCTGGGGTGTGACCTACGACCAGCTGACCGGAGATCTGCGCCAGGCCAACTATTCCAGCCTTCGTGCCGGCAAAATCGAGTTTCGCCGCCTGATTGAAACCGACCAGTGGCAGGTATTCATCCCGCGCATGTGCCAGCCGGTGGCCGACGCATTCCTTCGAGCCGCGCGGGCTGTCGGTCTGCTTGGCCCGGAAGACTACGCCGTCGAGTGGGGTCCGCCCCGCATGGAGATGGTGAATCCGAGCGAGGAAGTGCCGACCATCCGCGATGCGGTGCGCAGCGGCCTGATCTCTTGGCCGCAAGCGGTCTCGGAGCTTGGTTTCGATCCCGACCGGGTGCTGAGCGAGATCAAGACGTGGAACGCAAAACTGGATGCCGCCGGAATTATTCTCGATAGCGACCCAAGGCGGACAACCCTTTCCGGTGGCGCGCAGGACCCGAAGCAGAACGCCGCGGTGCAGTTAGGCGCCAACGGCCGGGTCCAACCGGCTAACTAAGAGGAACCATCATGAAATCGATCGGCGAAACTGACCTCTCCGAGGTGCAGGCCATTGAGCGCGACCTGCCCCTGGCGGACAGCGACAAGGCGCCGAGCGTGACTGCCCTCGCGGCCAGCTCCGCGGAGCTTGGGCTCTATGGCGTAGTGGGCCTCGACGTTACTGCGGTGGGCATGCGGGCCGCCCTCGCCATGGTTGGCGACCGTGATCTGACGATCCGCATCGCCTCTCCCGGCGGCAAGGTCTTCGACGGACTGGCCATGTTCGCCATGCTGTCGCGGCACAAAGGGCACAAGACGGTTGTGGTCGAGGGCCTGGCCGGAAGTGCCGCGAGCTTTGTCGCGATGGCAGGCGACACCATCGAGATGGGTGCCTCGTCCTTCATGATGATCCACAACTCGCGCTCCGTAGCGATGGGTGATCGTCACACGCTGGCAGAGACCGCGGCGATCAATGAGCGCATCGACGGCGCGATGGCCGGCATCTACGCCGCCCGCACCGGTCTGCCTCGCGATGAGATTGCAGCGATGATGGACGAGGAAACCTGGATGACTGCAGCCGAGGCGGTTCAGAGGGGTTTCGCCAGCGTCGTCACCGATGATTTGCCCGCTCCAAATGCCCTGACGCCAGACGCGTTGTGCATGGTGGCGGCGCTCAAGAATGCACCCGAGGCCATCATGGCTATGGCTCGCGCTGCTACCCCGCCGGCGGTGCCGGCCCAACACCAGGAGGTCACCTTGACCATTGCGACCATCCCGGCGGGGCCAGCTCCCGCCGATGCCACGGCTACGTCCGCTATCGCCACGCCCCCGGCCCAGGAGCCCCATGTGACCACGAACACCCCCGTGGCTGCGACGCTGGAGCAGATCCAGGCCGTTGCCGCTCGCGCCAATCTCGGATCCGACTTCATCGTGGCGCAGCTTGCCGCTCGGTCCAGCCCCGCCGCCGTTGCAGACGCTGCGATCGATGCCATCGCGCAAGGCGTGCCGCAGCGGGCCGCCGGCATCAACGCGGTGATGCGCGACGGGCGCGTGGATGCCCGGGAGAATATGGAGCACGCGCTGATGGCGCGCGCCGGGCTCAAGGGCTACGATCCGTCCCGCGCCCAGGCTTACGCCGGGATGTCCCTGGTCGAGATCGCCCGCGAGTCCATCTCGGCGGTCGGCGGTAGCTCCCGCGGCATGGACCGCAACGCGATTGCCGGCGCCGCGCTCGGCATGCCGAACTTCATGGCAGCGGCCGGCCTGCACACTACCAGCGACTTCCCCCAGGTGCTGGCCAATGTGGCCCGCAAGTCGCTGTTGGCCGGGTACAACGCCGTCTCGCCGGTCTGGCGCCAGCTCGCCCGGGTGGTATCGCACTCCGACTACAAGCCGGTCGCCTATGCCCGCATGGGTGAAGCTCCGGCCCTGCTGAAGACTGCCGAGCATCAGCCGTACACCTATGGCACGATGGCCGAGCGCGGCACGGCCATGGCTGTCGAGAAATGGGGGCGCCTGATCGGCGTGACCCGCGAAGTCATTATCAATGACGATCTCGGCGCCTTCACCCGCCTGCCGCAGTCCTTCGGCTATGCCGCGGCCGACACCATTCAGAAGCAGTTCTGGGCCACACTCGTCGCCAATCCGGTGATGAGCGATGGCGTGGCGCTGTTCCATGCCAACCATGGCAACCTGGCCGGCTCGGGCACGGTGATCAACACGGCCAGCATCAGCGCCGCCCGCCGGGCGATGCGGGTGCAGAAGGGTATCGACGGCCGGGCTATCCAGGTTGCGCCGAAGTATCTGATCGTCTCCCCCGACAAGGAGACGGAAGCGCAGACCTTCCTGGCGACGGTGCAGAATGCCGACTACTCGGCCGCAATCTTCGCCAACAGCCTGACCCTGGTTGTCACGCCGGAGCTGACCGGCAACGTCTGGTACCTGGCAGCCGACCCGGCTGCGCTGGACACCATCTACGTGGCCTTCCTGAATGGCCGCGAGGAGCCCCGCATCGAAGAGCGCATGGGCTTCGAGGTGGATGGCATGGAGATCAAGGCCGCGATCGACTTCGGCGTGGCGCCGATCGACTGGGTCGGCCTCTACAAGAACCCCGGCGCGTAAGGGCAGGCAAGGAGCACCCCCATGAAGAACTATGTTCAGATCCCTGACCTGATCCTGGTCACGGCCCCCCGCGTGCTGGCCAGTGGCGATGGCTGCCTCGTCGGCACCCTGTTTGGGGTCGCTACGAAGGCTGCCGCCAACGGCGCAACAGTCACCGTCCAGACCATGGGCGTGGTTGAACTGCCCAAGGCGGCGACCATTACCCCGGCGGAGGGCGCCGCCCTCTACTGGGACAACACGGCCTTCTCAGTCACGGCCACTGCTTCCGGCAACACGCTCATCGGCAAGGCTGTTCTGCCGGTGGCGGCTGCCAACGACGCGGTAATCCGTCTGCGCCTGAACGGCTAAGAGGTCTCGATGACCCTCCGCGCCGTCTTTGCCCGCGCCGCCCAGGCGATGACGCAGGTCGGCGGGGAGATCGTCACCTATGAGTTCAAACAGGGCGGGCCACCGATATCGGCCCGCGCTGTTTTCTCTCAGCCTGAGGACGCTGACGTGGGTTTCGGCCGCTCCGGAAAAGCTTCGGTCCGGGTGGAAGCCATGATCACAGCCGCGGACCTTGCGCCTGGCCGCCCGCAGAAAGGCGACCTGATCGCGATTGGTGTGGAGAAGGGCTGGAGGGTCGAGACCGTTCGCCAGGACCCTACCGAGGCCTTCTTCATGCTCGGCCTAGCGCGGCAGGACTAAGGATCCCCCATGGCCAGGTTTTCCCTGCGTGAGGCTGTCTTCTCGGTCATGCACGATCGACTGGAGGCGGCATTTCCCGACTTCAGCGGGTTTCGTGCCATCGAGCGCAACCCGATGAACGAGATCCCCTCGGACTACGAGTTTCCCTGTCTCCGCACCGTAGATGGCGACCATGCCGTGGTGGGCTCAGACCTTCTGGGCGAGATCACTTACCAGATGGACTGGTTCGTCACTGGCGCAGTCCAGGCGAGCGCGGCAAGCGAAGCCGGGGATCTGGACGCTGAGATGAACGATCTGCAGGCCAGGATCATTGAGGCGGTCACCACAGACGGCAGCCTGATCTCGGTCCCCCTGACGGATGGATGGCTCGAAATCAGGTCCGACGAAGGGCAGTTCTCCCTGAACCGACAGGGAGTCCAGGATAGCGAGTTCCCCTCTATCACTTTCACGCAGGGCATTGCCCTGACCGTGGAGGTTCACCGCGGCACGGCGTTCGTCGAGCCCGCCTAGCCCCCTCCGGAGAGATCACCATGGACACCATTGATGTGGTTGCTCTGCAGCCTCTGATGGTCCCGGCTGGCCAGATTGCGGCCGGCGAGACCTTCGCCACCACCGAGCAGCATGCCGCACAGCTTGAAGGCCTCGGCCTGGTGAAGCGCCCCACCAAGAAAGCCGCCGAGAAGGCCGCCAAGGCCGACTGATTCCGGCTCGCCGTCAACACAGAGGAGAATGTCGCGATGGCGACCCAGCAAGGTTCCAATTTCAAGCTGTACGTGAAGGAACAGACCGACGCCGAGACCCTGGCGACCGGCAACTTCGTGCAGCTTCCGGTCAAGTCCTTCGATCTGTCCGCCGCCCAGCCGCTCAACCGCGATGACCTGTTGAGCGCGAACGTTGGTCGCGACGGCACCGACCCATATTTGGAAACTTTGTCGATGACCGGATCGGCTATGGTTCCGATCGACACGGTATGCATCGGCTACTGGCTCAAGATGCTGCTCGGCGCCGCCACGGTCACGGGCACAACGGACAAGGTCCACGTTTGGAAGAGTGGGGCTGCCTCGCTGCCCGACTTTTCCATGGAGAAGGCCTTTCCCCAGGTCGCGCAGTTTTTCATGGCGCTGGGGATCAAGGCCAATACCCTGTCTTTCGACTTGGCGCCGACTGGCCCGGCGAATGCCACGATTGGCCTGATGGGCCTAAACGAGACCCCGGCCAGTGTGTCCGGTGCCGGCACGGCGACACTGCCTGTGTTCCAGCGCTTCCAGCGCCCCACCGCGACCATTAAGAAGGATGGGGTTGCCTTGGCCAAGGTGGTCGGCGGCACGCTGAACTACTCCAACGGCATGGAAGCGGTGCAAACAATCCGCGCCGACAATAGGATGGACAGCATCGACCTTGGCACGGCGACGGCAGGCGCGGATATGCGCCTTCGCTACACCGACACCAGCCAGAGCTTGATCACGCAGGCCATCGCCGGCACCCCGATCGCGTTGGAGTATGGGTTCACCATCTCCGCGACGAAGGCCATCCTGTTCGAGTTCCCGCGGTTCTTCCTGAACCGCCCCGGGATCGCAGTCAGCGGCCCCGCCGGGATTGAGCTGCCCGTGCAGGGCCAGGCCGCGTTTGACCCGACCGTGGGAGCCATGATGCGGGTGACCTTGCGTAACCAGAACGCCGCGTACTGATCCCGAAACCTCTGACCAGGGACGCGCTCCGGCGCGATCATCGCTTGTTCAAGCTGTCCACCACCTCCAAGATCGAGCCGATCTGGTACGACCTGCCGCACGGCATCCGCGTTCGGGCGATTCCGCTCAGCGCGGCGTCGGTGCGAGCCTCCCAGTACCTCGCCGCCAAGGCCCATGCCGCCAAGAAGGTGGAACTGGGTATCGAAGATGGCGTCGAGCCCACCGACGAACAGACGGCGGATCTGGAGGGCGCCTATCTGCGCGCCGGAACCCGGGCGATGGTGGCCAAGATCCAGGAATGGCAGGGTGTAGTCGGTGACGATGACCAGCCATTGCCGGTGACGCCGGAAGCCTTGGACGCCTTCACCGATCACCCGCTGCTGAGCCAGGCCTTTCGCAACGCCTATGAGGCGGAAACCGTGACCCTGGCCACGGAGGGAAACGGCTCCGGGAGCACTGGTCCTGGCGCTTCGCCGGAGGGGAGCAATACTGCCGCAATTGCCCCGGCAAATGCGCCAGATGCCCCGGGCTCCTGACCAGCCCTACGACTGAGGCGGGCGCCGCCTGCGACATGGCGGCGCGATCCTGCCTGGTGCAGGACATGGCTGGACCTCGGGTGGATATGGCCGGGGCGGTGGTGCTGGCGGAAGCCTTCGGGGTACCGCCGGGTGTGGCAGCGCCCCTGCTGGCCGCTTGCGCGGATGGCCTAGCCCTGGGGATGATCGAGAAGGCTAGGCTCAGGGAGCAAGATGAGGCGGCGCCAGCAGGCTAGGGGGTCATGCCCGTCTGCCGGTATGCATCAAGACACGCTTGCTGGGCCTGGGCGCCATAGGCGATGCCCTCAAGATTAAGCAGCGACCTTGGGTTGTTATATGCGGCTTCCATCTGGGCGCCCCTAGCCTGGCAGGTGTAGGCAGCCTGCTGATCCCGCAGAGCCTGATTTCTGGCGTTGGTCTGGGCGATGGAAGTCCGACGTCGAGCTTCTACGGCCTCGGACAGGCGCGCTTCTTCTGCTGCGATACGGTCCTCCCGCGCCTGCGCAGGCTCGGAACGTCGCGTCTTGCCGGAAGACATGAGCGGGAAATCGGCATCGACGTTGGCGGCGGCGGCCCGCCGAACTGCCGCAGTATAGTCGGGCGAGTTGCTGAGAGCCCGCTGGAGAAGTTCGGCTTCCCTAGCCGCCTTGGCCGCCTCGCGGTCGCGCTGAGCCCGCTGCTCTGGTGTCAGGGCTGCCTCTGCGGCGGCGCGGGACTTACGCTCATCTTCCGCGTACTGCGCCATCTTGGCGGTAAACGCTTCATGTTCCCGTTGAAGCTGCGCCCGGGTCTCAGCGCTTGGACCACATCCGGCCGCCAACAGTAAAACGGCAAGCGCCACTCTCCGCATCGCAATCTCCATACCAGCGCCACAACGGTATCAGGCCGGCGCTGGTCCTGGGAAGTGAGTAACCACCGTGGGTTGTACGCGCGCCATTCAACGTACGGGGCGTGTCTGAAGGAGGCGCTGAATGTCAGGCACTGCTGCCGGGAACCTGCGCATTCAGGTCGGGATCGATGGGGTTCCCGCGGCCGAGGCGGCGCTCACCAAGGTCGAGGGCGCGGTCGGGCGGGTCTCGAAGGGGACCACCAGCCTCGGCCAGGAGTCCAGCAAGGCCGGCGGCTTCATGGAGCGTGCCCGCGGGCAGGCCACGAACTTCGGCCAGCAGCTGCAGGACGTGGCGGTCCAGGCCCAGTCCGGCACGAACGCGCTCACCATCCTGGGGCAGCAGGGCTCTCAGTTCCTCAGCGCCTTCGGCCCGGCGGGTGCGATCGCAGGCGCTGCTGTGGCGATCGGCGCCGCAGCGGCCGGCTTCCTGCTGACCGCAGGCAATGCCGAGAAGGCGAAGGTCTCCGCCAACGACGCCTTCGCCGCCATGCAGAAGGGCGCGAGCGACACCTCGACCTCCCTGCGCACGCTGAACGATCTGTTCCTCACCGCAGGACAGCGCGCCGCGAACCTGGCCAATGCCCAGCGTACCGCGCTGCGCGACCAGTTCCAGGGGCAGCTCGCTGCTCTCCCGGGGCAACAGACTCCACTGTATGCCGATCTGGCGAAGCAGCAGAAGTATATCGCCGACTACAATGCCATCCTGCTGAGCGGGAAGCAGTACGGCGCCGGTGGTGAGAGCGACGAGGACCGGAACCGGCTCGCCACGGCCATCGTTCGCGTCAAGGAACTGCAGTCGCAGATCGCGGCGACGACCCGCGAGTCCGACCGCCTCAATCAGGCACTGCGGCAGGTCGATAATGCCGGCTTCCTGAAGGGGGATGAGTACGGCCCGGAAGACCCTTCGATCCGCCGCGCCGAGCTGGACAAGCGCTTCAAGATCGAAAACGACTACCGGTTGCAGATCGCCAAGATCGAAACTGCGATCAACGACAAGATCCTTGAGGGGAAGGCCGCCGAAGATGCGCGCGCCTCCGCGACCAAGGACCGCGATGACGCTCTGAAGGCCCTGGATGGGACCGCCGGCAAAGCCGCGGCGGCGCGGGCGGCGGAAAGCAAGGCTGCGCGGGAAGCGATCCAGGCAGAGCGAGACGCTGCCGATGACCTAAGCCGCCGGTACGCTGTCCTGCGCATGGACAGCAAGGGCCTGCTGATCGGCAGCCGCAATGACGAGATCGCGGCGGCCGAGATCCGCAAGGTGGTTCTGCCCAAGAAGGCCGAGGCCGAAACCGCGGCCAAGGATGCCAAGAGGATCCAAGAAAAGGCACTGCAGGAGCAGCGCCAGGAAGCCCAGCGCACCATTGACTCGGTCGTGGACTACGGTTCGGACCGCTTTGCTGACCTGTTCAGCGAGACGAGCGGCGGCTGGGATCGGACCATGGCGAGGATTCGCCAGACCGCGATCGGCACCTTCGCCAAGATGGTCGGCGACGCGCTGCTGCGCCCGATCATCCAGCCGTTCTACATGCAGAACGCTGGCACCATCGGCTCCCTTTCGGGTGCAAACGGGGCGGCTGCGGGCGGCGGGACGCCTCTGGCGGCGAACGGCACGGCTTACCTGCAGTCCGGCGGCGGGATTGCCAGCATCGGCAAGTCCTTCATGGGCACCGGCGCCTCGAACACCGGCATCGGGTTCGTGGACAATGCCCTGAACGCCACGGCCTATAGCTATGGCGGGCTGAGCGCGGAGGCGGCTTCCCAGGCCACTGCGCCCCTGGCTGCCAATACCTACCATCTCAGCTCCGGCGCGGCGGCTCAGTTCGCCAACGCGCCGGTCTCCGGCCCCGTCCTTACCGATGCAGGCGCGGCCACCGCCGGCGCGACCGACATCTCCTTCGGCGCAGCGGCGGGCGGCGTGCTGAGCATCGCCGGCGGCTTGTACGGCATCTACCAGGGCATCCAGACGGGCGGCGCAAAGGGGACTGCCCAAGGCGTCGCGGGTGCCGCCGGTGTGGCTGGTGGTGCGGCTGCTTTGGCCGGCGGTGCGGCGGCAGGTGGTGCGATTGCTGCCATCGGCGCAGTCGCGCCCTACATCGCGGCCATCGCCCTGGTCGCTTCGATGTTTCTCCCGGGCCAGAAGCCATCCGACCGCACCGGCGTCGCGCGCTACAACCTCGATACCGGCGTCAACGACGTCATTGGCCTCGAGGGCGTCCGGTACAGCCAGGGCAATCGCGATCTGGCCCAGCAGCTGGGGCAGTCGGTTTCCGATCTCGCCGGCTCGCTGCGGACCGCGATGGGGGTCGATCGCAGCCCCTTCAACTTCGAAGTCGGGGCTGGCGACCGAGATGGCCTGACCGCCCAGTATGCCGGGCAGACGCGCCGCTACGAGTACGATGAGGCTGGGTCCAAGCAGTTGGTCAATGACCTGACGCTGGGCCTGATCGAATCTATGAAGGGGTTGGCGTCGGCCGAGGTGCAGTCGGTCATCAGCCACTCAGGCGGTGATGTCGAGAGGACCCTCAGCAATCTTGACTTCTACAACAACACCTACAAGGTCGCGTCGAATACCACCGTCGAAGAGCCTCTGAAGGCGGCCGGCAGTTTTATCACTGCGTTCAACCAGGTCGGCAAAACCATCGAGGACATCACGGTCAAGGCTCGCGAGCTGGGGCTGTCCACCGAAGGGTTGAGCAAGAATCTGGCGAGCGCGCAGGCGGCCCTCTACCAGGCGCGCGCGGTCGAACTCTACGACAACAACCGCAACTTCGAGATCCGCCGGCTGCAGGCGGAGGGGCAGGAGCGGCAGGCAGCGCTGATCGCTCTGGACCTGCAGCAGGAACAGGAGCGCCGCCGGTATTCGGAATGGCTGCAGGATCGCGAGCTGGTTGGCACAGAGGGTGCCGAGCAGATGGCGAACCTGGAGCGCACCCTCGCCGCCGAGCGTCTGGCGGTGCAGCGCGACTATGCCGACCAGGCCAAGGCCCTCGATGCCGAGGTCCTGCTCTCGGCGCGTGCGGCGCATAACGAGACCGTCACGGCCTGGGGCCGCCTGGCGGACCTGGATGTGCGGCAGCAGACCGCCAGCTCCCCTGAGGGGCGCGCCTCGCTCGACACCACGCTGGTAGCCTTTGACGCCCGCGCCGAGGCCGAGCGGGGCGCCACCTTTGAGTCCCTGGTCAGGGAAGGGCTCAACGGCACTGAGCTGATGGCGCAGACGATGCTCGCAACCGAGCGGGCGTTGGCTGCTGAGCGCCTGAAGATCCAGAAGGACTATGCCGAGCAGTCCAAGGCGATCGAGATCGATGCGCTGATCGCGTCGCGCGCGGACCACAACCAGACGGTCACCAACTGGCAGAGGTTGACCGACCTCGATGTGCGTCAGCAGACGGCAAGCTCTCCAGATGGCCGCGTGTCGCTCGATGCCACGCTCGCGGCCTTCGATGCCCGGGCCGAAGCCGAGCGGAGCGCGACCTTTGAGTCCTTGGTCAGGGAAGGCCTTAACGGCACCGAAATCATGGCTCGCACCATGGTCGAGACCGAGAAGGCACTCGCGGCCGAGCGGCTGAAGGTCCAGAAAGACTATGCCGCGCAGTCGCTGGCATCCGATCGTCAGACGCAAGCCACGGCACGGGGCCTGCTGGAAGATCTGGCCTTCGGGTCCAACAGCGCCTTGTCCTCGCAGCAGCAGTATTTCGCTTCGCAGCAGACCTACAACGCAGCGCGGCGGGGGCTGAGCGGCGGCGCCACGGAGGATGCGGTCTCGGAATATGCCCGGGCCTCGCGTCTGGCATTGGGCGAGGCCGCCGACTTCTTCGGCCGCAATTCGACCCAGTACGCTGCTCTCGCCTCGGAGATCGCGGATGCGGTGCGCAGCGTCGCGCCCGCCGCCGACACCGCCGGGCTGGCCGACCTGCTGTCGGCCACGAACAGCGGAAACGAGGCGCTGATCGACATCCAGATGCAGAATCTCGGCCTGCAGTCCCAGAACCTCGACGTCCTGAAATCGATGCGCGACCAGCTCGCCCGCCAGGGTGGGCAGATCGAGGCGCTGATGCGCCGCCTTGCGGCCTGATCGGAGATCCTGATGCCCGTCCTGCCCTATCGCGTCGCCCAGTCCACCGCCACGACGGGGACCGGCACGCTCACACTGCAGCCGGCTGCCGCCTCCATGCGGGGCTTCCGCGACGGCTTTGGCACCGCGGCCGTGCCGGTCTTCTACACCATCGCCTGGGCCACGGGCTTCGAGGCGGGCCTCGGCACCTTCGATGGCGAGGCGCCCGGCACCTTGACGCGCAACACGGTCCTCGCGCGGCAGAGCGGCGCGAGCGGGCTGGCCAACCTGCCGGCGGGGACAAAGGACGTCTTCGCCGTGCTCGCATCCGGCCAGCGCGCGCAGCAGCAGGTGACGGGCAGTGCATCGCTGACGATCGCGGACCTGGGGAACCTGGTGATCTTCACCGGCTCGGGCCCGGCAGTGCTGGCCCTGCCGGCGGCCACCTCCGTCGCGCCGGGAACCGGCTACCTGATCCGCCACGCCGGCTCCGGCATCCTGACGCTGGACCCCGCATCCAGCGGTACGATCGACGGGGCAACGACGCAGATCCTCTTCGCGGGCGACGCCTGCGAGGCGATCAGCACCGGCAGCGCCTGGGTGACCGCTGGCCTGCCAACCGGCTGGCGGCGCATCGAGCGTAAGGCGGTGTCCACGGTGTCGCAGGTGGTGTTTGAGCTGCCGCCGGGTCCGACGCAGTACCGGGTCGAGACGCCCTTCTTTGGCGTCAGCGCCGCCGGGGTGAGCCTGATCTTCCGGTCATCGGCGGATGGTGGGGCGAGCTATTTTGATGCCGCTGGCGCCTATAGCTACGGTTGGCTGTTCAGCTCGGCGGCGGGCGCGCAGTCGGGTTTCGACAGCGCCGGCTTCGTGAACCTGACCAACAACCTGGCCATCGGCAATCCGGGCAATCTGAGCATCGATATCTACCCGGGCGACGCTGCCCGCCCCCTGACGGTGCGGGCGGCCGGCGGCGTCTGCAGCCAGACGCCGCCCGAGTGGCGCGCGGTCCAGGCCTACGGCGCCCGGACGGCGAATGGTCGCTGCGACACGGTGAAGTTCCAGCCCTCGGCCGGTACCGTGACGGGCGAATTTGCGCTGCTGGGCCTGGCCCCGTGATCGACCTCTTTGCGGCGCCGGCGGCGCTGCCCCTGGCGGCGCTGCCGCCCGCCAACAGCCAGGTCACCACCGAAGGCCGGCCGCAGATCGAGCGCGGCCCGTCGCGGCCGGTGGCCAGGGTCCTGCTCATCGAATTCGAGGCGAGGGGAGTGGCCGCATGATCGACCTCTTTGCCGCGCCCGGCGCCTGGCCGCTGGCCACGCTGCCGCTGGAGCTGCGGGCGCCGCCGGGCTCCAGCACCCTGCGTCTGGCCTCGGCCGGCTATCTCTCCGCCGCGGACGACAGCCCGGCCAGCACGCTCTACGAGCCCCGCATCCTGGGCGATATCGAGATCTCCGCCTCGGCGCTGGATGCCGCCGGGCTGGGCGGCCGGGTCGCGCTGGCGGGGACCGAGGTGCTGCTGCACGACGGCGATGGCTGGGCGGCGGATATGGCCCGCTACGGCACGGCGGATGGATCGGGGCTGCGGGTGCGGAGCGTGGCAGCTGTCTCGCCGCGGGCCAGCAACTTCGGCACGCCGCTGCAGGATGCGGTCACGGTGTTCCAAGGGCTGGTGGCCAATCTGCGGCTCGGAGAGGAGCGGCGCGCGGTCCTCGCCCTGGCCGATCTGTCAGAGCGGCTGAACGTCAACCTGCAGGCCAATCTCTACGGCGGCACCGGCGGCCAGGATGGCGCGCCCGAGCTTAAGGGGCTGCCCAAGCCCGTGTCCTTCGGCGAGCGCTACAACGTCGCGCCGGTGGCCCTCGGCCAGGTGGATCTCGGCGCCGGGGTGCTACCGACCTATCAGACCCACTGGCGGGGCATCCAGGGGCATACCGCGGTGCGAGTCCGCGGTGCGCCCCAGGCGGTCACCACCGGGGCACCGGGCGTCGGGGAATACCGGGACTGGCCGGCATTGGGGTGCTTCCAGTTGGGCGCCAGCCCGGACGGTGAGGTCCGCTGCGACGTGCGGGGCGACGCTTCCCCGAGCTACGCCAACACCACAGGCACCATCCTTCAGCGCATGCTGCGCACCCTGGGGCCGCAGCTGACCATGGATGATTTCGACATGGGCATGTTTGCCCTCGCCGAGGTGGACCTGCCCGGCGTCATCGGCTGGGGCTGCGGCGCCACGCCGGTCACGGCCGTGTCGGCGGCGGAAGATATCCTCAGAGCCTGCGGCGGTGTGCTCAGCGGCGGCAGGGATGGTCGGCTGCGGCTCTGGGACCCCCTGGCGCAGGATCTGCCGCAGTGGCGGCTGACGACCCCTGACGTGGTCTCCCTGATCCCTGTTCCGATGCCGGCCTCGCTCCGCCCGGCGCCGCAGACCGCGCAGTCGTCATGGCAGAAGAACTGGGCGCCGAGCGGCGACCTGGTGGGATCGGTAGACGACGACACCCGGACACTGCTCTCCGGCACGGAAAGCATGGTCACCATCAACAGCGCGGCGCTCTCGGCCCGCGCGGCGCAGAGCCGGCAGATCAACCTCGGCGGGCTCTACGCGCAGGAGGCCGGCGCCACTGGCCGTGCGCAGCGGCTGCTGGACTGGCTGGCTCAGGGGCCGCAGTGCTTCGAGGTGGTGACCGATGCCTACCCGGCGGCCATCGATCTCGGGCAGATCGGCGCCGTCGAGTACCCGCTCTATGGCCTGGCCGGCGGCTTCGTCGGTGTGGTGGTCGGATGGCGGGAGAGCGCCGCCACGGGGCGCGTCACCATGACACTGGCGGGGGTGTAGGGCATGGCCTGCGGCATCCTGTGGCAGAACCTCGCCGACAGCGCGGCGCTCTCGCTGGCCTTCGGCACCGCGACGGTCGGCGCGCCATTGTCCAATCTGCGCGATCCGCAACCCCGCAGCCGGGCCCGGATCACTCTGGCCAGTGGCAACAATGCCGCCCTGATCGTCGATCTGGGGGCGGTCTATCCGGTCGATACCGTCGCCCTGATCAGCACGACCTTCGGCGCCGCCAGCACCTTCATCCTGCGCGCCTCGCTAACCGACGCGGCCGGGCTGGCCGACCTGGTGTGGAGCACCGGCAGCCAGCCCTGCAGCACCGGGGACGCGGCCAATGGCAACCTGATCGTGCTGAACGCAGCGCCGGTCAGCGCCCGCTATCTGCGGATCACGCTGGCGGACACCACGGCGGCGCAGATCGACATTGGCCGGCTGGTGGTCGGCGCCCGCACCCGCTTGGCGCGGGGCGTCGCCTACGGCCAGGAGACCGGGCGGATGATCCTCGATCGCCGGGAGCGCAATCCCTACACCGGGGCAGAGTTCGCCTCGGCGGCGCTCGCCAATCCCCGGGTCGATCAGTTCACCCTGCCATCCCTCGGCCTGGATGAGATCGACGGGCCGCTGCGCGACCTGACCTATGCCCTGGGGGGCGTGGGTGACGCGCTGTGGATACCGGATGACACCGTTTCCCGAGCCGAACTGAATCAGCGCTGCCTGTGGGGTGCGATCAACCCCGCAGGCGCCGACGCTCTGGCGAGCCGGACGAAATCGACCCGCGGCAGCCGGCAGTTCCGGGTCGTCGAACGGCTCTGACCATCGGGGCTCGGCCCCACCCCTAAAATCTGGAGGTTACCGCATGTCGGGCACTTACCCCGCAGTGGTGATGCGCGCGCGCATTGGCGCGGTGAATACGGCGCGCAGAGCCAGGGTGAACATCGGGTCCGACGTCCGGATATTCGTGGATGTCACCAATGCGCTTACCGGCTTGCCGGTCGAGAACATCACGGTCCCCGCAGCACTCTACTGGCTCCCGGGCACGTCGGCGGACCTTAGCGCGGGGCAACCGGCCGAGGTCTCGCTCTTTGCCCCTGGCGTCTTGACCTTCGTGGTGCCGGCGGAGATCTCGAACACCTATGCCTTCTGGATTGGCATCGAGGGGCCAATTCGTACGGCGTATGACGGGGCCTTCGACGTCTCCAGCAATGGCGTTCCGAGCGGACTGACATTCGCCGTCAGCCAGTGGAACGAGGTTCTGGCTGCTGCCGCCGCGTCGGGCGCATCCGCCGCCGGTTGGACCTATCGCGAACTGGCGCCGCGTCTCGCGGCCTTGGAGGCCCTAACCAGCTACGTGGTGCCGACCCTCTCGGCCTTCACCGCCGCTCCGGCTGTGGCGGAGGTCGGGGCATCGGTCGCCTCCGTGGTGCTGACCGTCACCCGCAACCGGATGGATCTGCCGGTGGCAATCACCGGCGCCAGCACTGCGACCATCCCCGCGGGGCAGACCAGCGTGACGGTGCCCGGACCCTTCACGGCCGCGGCGACCTGGACGGCCATGGTGACCGATCCCAGCCCGCCGCCGGAGCAACTGGCTACAGCGACGCGCCCGGTCACCCTGTCGTTTCAGAGCCGCCGCTATTGGGGCGTCTCTGCCAGCGCCACGCCAGATGACGCGGCGATCCTGGCGATGGCAAGCGAGTTCGCCACGGCGGCCTCTGCCCGCAAGACAGTGGACCTGACCCTCGCGGCGCAGCGCCCTGTCTTAGCGCAGCCAGCGGCATGGCCGATCGCTGTCACCATCCGCATCGCGGGCTTCGACTACACGAATTTCACCGACACCGTGCGCGACCTGACGAACGCCTCCGGCGGCGTCGTGAGCTACCGCGTCCGCGTGCTCGACAACCTGCTGGGCACCGCCGAAGCGCCCGAGACCCTGGAGGTGACCTTCTGATGGCTGACAAGGGCATCCCCATTGCCGGCCGCTTCCGCCGCATCAGCGGTGAGCCCCTGGCAGGGCCAGATGATATTGAAGGCCTGTCGGGCACGCTGGACGGCCTCGACACCCGCGCCGCGGCGTTGGAGCAGGGTCAGACCAGCGACCGCATCACGGCCGCCTCGTGGCTGGAGCTTGTGGGAAAGCCGGGCGCCTTCGCGGGCCAGGGCGGCGAGGTGGTGGGGCTGCTGTCCTCCACGCACAATGACCCGGCCAGCGGCCTGACAGTCTCGGATGGTGGCATTTATCGCTGGTCCACCGCTCCCGCCCGCTGGGACCGAATCGGGGACAATTCGGATCAGGTCGTGGCGTCCAAGGTGGCGATCGGCGTGGCGGATGCCGTGCAGCCGATTGACGGCAGGCTGGCAGCCCGCGAGCAGCAGATCGACGGCCAGCGGGTCACGGCCGCGACGGCGCGACAGGTGCGCGGCGGAGGCATCCGCGACGGCATTATCGCGCCCATCCGGACGCTGATCGGTCTGGGAAAGGCCACTCCCAAGCGCGTGATCGGCCGGGACAGGTATGGCCGGGCGGATTTGGTCCCCACCCCCGGCACCGTGGCGCGGGTTGAGAGTGGGTTGAGCGACCAGGTCGTCAAGGTGCAAGACGGGCACATCACTCGCCCCATGCGGCTGCCAGCGCCAACCAGCACGCGGGACGGCTCGGTTGGCGGCGGCTGGCGAACCATGTGGCGGATCGGCGACAAGGCTCCGCTTCGCTCGGACTCCCGCGGCCGCGTTGACCTCGTGCCCTCGCCCCAGATGATGGGCCGTGTCGTGGACGGGTTGGACGGCACCGCAGTCGTCAAGCGGGACGCGACGGACCGCGTCTCGGCGGCGGGCGTCAACGTCGCCAGTTCCTCTGTATCGCTCCGTGACGGCCCTCTGGGGACCTTTCGCAGCCTTTGGGGTATGGGGCGGATCCGAAAGAAGCAGCTGATCGGGCGGGATAAGCAGGGCCGCATCAACTACGTTCCGACCCCCGCGCTGGTGTCGCACTACCGGGATGTGCTCGGGATCAACAGCTACCTCGATCTCGGGGCGCTCCGCGGCGGCTATGATCCAATCTACGTGCAGGCACTGGCGGATGGCCGGACACTGGCACTGCTGCAAGAGCGGAGTGGCAAGCTCTTCTCCGCGTTCCAGCGCAACGACCTCCTGTCCACGACTGCACTAGCCAATGGCGCCGGGCCGATCCGGCTGATTATCTTCCACGGCCAGAGCAACGCCTATACCGCAGGGACCGCCGGGACCAATCCGCTGCAGGGCAAGGTGTGGCCGCATCACGCCATGAGCTTCAGCAATCGCGATGGGTTCGACGGCAACGTAGCGCTCGATCCTGGGACGTTTGTTGACCTGACGCCGCTCAACCCGACCACGGCAGGGGGCCTCTCGCTTGCAACGGCCACCGCATTTGCCTTGGAGCAACTGCTGCGCGATGCCGGACGTCCTTCCGGGGGCACGCTCGTCTGGTCCAGCAACTGGGGCGGGCAGCCCATCTCTGCCATTTCCAAAGGAACGCTGCCCTACGGCAATCTCATGACTGGGGTGGCGCGGATGGTGGCTGTGGCGGCTCGGTATGGCCGTGCCGTTGAGGTGGTCGCGCATGTGTTCGACCACGGCGAAAATGAGAGCGACGGCTACGAGGCTGCGCTTGCCACGCTCATGGCGGACACGCGCGCGGACACGCAGGCCCTGACCGGCCAGGCGGCGCCGCCGCTGACCTTCGTCATGCAGATCAGCGCAACCGACAGCAAGACGACCACGATCCCGGTCCCCCTGGCGCAGCTCGCCTATGCCAAGGCTAACGCGGCGGTGTCTCTGCAGCCGCGCTACTACACGCCGCTCGCTGCCGATCAGATACACGGCACCGCCATCGGCAAAATGATGGTTGGCGAGCGGGTGGCATCCGAGCTGATGGATCGGCTTGCGGGGGTTGCACCGCTGCGGTTCTGGCCTACCAGCATCACGCGGGCCGGCAATGTCGTCACCGTTACGCTGCCCTACCCGGCCGCATGGGACGAAATCTGGGTCAAAGCTGTCGCCAATAGAGCGTTCACCTATCTCGGCTCAGACAGCGGCAGCATCAGCGTCACGGGCGTCGCCATCACCGGAACCTATACCGTGGGGGTGACCTTGAGCGGCACCCCCACGGCTTCCGATCGCCGGCTTGCTTATGCCCGCCAGGACCCGTCCGTGACGGTTGACGGGTGGTCCAGCAGCCGGGGGCAGCTCTGCACGGCAACTGGCCGCCAGAGTGTCTATCAGCGCCTGGGCTTCGCGGTGCCGGCGACGATCAACCAGTACTGCGCACAATTCGAGGAGGTCATTCCATGAGCGGTAGCACCGACGCTTTCTCCCCCATCTGGCTCGACGGCGAAGTGGAGGGGGACGAACTTCCCGACCATGACGACCGTTCCTGGGGCCAGATCCTGCGGGCGCGGAGCGACTTCCGACGCTGGATCCGGGGCACCGCCAATGCGGTGACCATCACGGATGGCAAGGTGGCCGCGGTCGCCGACCTGGGCGGGGGAGGCAATGTCTTTGCGCAGGCGACCGCCGCCCGTCGTCCGGTGATGTCCAACGCGGAGGACGAAGCAACTTCAGCACTTTCCTTCGATGGTGCAGCCTGGATGCCGCGTGTGGCCGATCCGGTGAATTGGACGCAGCCATGGACGATGGTTGCTGTGACACGCGCGACACAGAAAGAAGCTGCGATCCAGTATCGGGCGGTGTGCGGAGCGCAAGACAGCGGAACAGCCCGCCATGGCATCCTCTACGCGCGCCGCAACACGACGGCCCCCGATCCTACGTCATTCCCCGTCTGGACCGCTGCGCACGGGGCGGGGCAGGTTACTGTGTTCGGCGTCTGGGACGAACTGGCTTTGGTCATCGTCTCTTTCGACGGCACCACGCTGCGCATGTGGTTCAACGACGCGGAGCCTGTCTCGATCGCCACGACGGCCGCGCTCGCCGTGACGAACCAGTACCAGCTCGCGGCGATCAACAACGCCGGGGGATATGCCTACCTCGGCACGATCGAGGACATGGTTTGGTTCCAGGCCGATGGGAATGCCGACAGCGCGTTGCTGGTCAATCAGCTCAAGAATTGGGCCGCCAGCGCGTTCGCGGAGCTTGGCCTGACGCCCCCGGCGGTGCCGTGACATGAGCCCGCCCCGCGTCGTTCGGATCGTGGTCCGCCGAACATGAATGGAGGATCAGCAATGACCGCGCTGCGTCGTCTGGGGCGCTGGTTCGCTCGCTTGGTGCATCGCCCGGCGGAGCTGTTCGAGGTGGCGTCCAGCTGCGGCACGATAGGGCTGGTGGGTATTGCGCTCGTCAACCACGGCAACCCCCGTGTGGTGCCCAGCTTGTCGCTGCTGGCTGAGATCGTGCCTGAGCCCGTGTGGCTGCTCGGAGCCGGTGCGGCAGCACTGCTGCAGCTGTTCGCGCTTCACATGGACGATCCTGAGGATCAGCGGCACCCCTTCCTGCAGCCTCAGAAATGGGTGCGCAGCGGCGCAGCAGCCGTGAACTGCACTTGGTATCTGATCCTGATCTGGGCTGTCGGGATCTCGGTTGGTCTCAACCATGTGCAGGCGATGTACGCCATGGCGGCCGGAATGAACCTCTACATCGTCGCTCATGTGCTCGTCAGGGTACGCGAGTGATGGAGGCCGCTATCGAGGGATTGCCGCCGGCTGCGCAGGCCCTGCTGGGCGGCGTGGGAACCGGTGCAGTCGGGATCATCATCTTCCTTTGGAAGGCCTATCGCGACTATCGGAAGGACAAGCTGCAGGAAGAGCGTGACCGGCTGCAGGCAGAGCGCGACCGAGAGAAGGTCGAGGAAGAGCGCGAGGCGGCCCGCCGAGGCCGTCTGGATCGTGGCTTCGGCGCTCTAGATGATAGCCGCGACCGTCAGATCACGCGCCTGACAGCCGAGGCGGAGGCTGCGGAGCGCCGTCACAGCCTCGACCGCGAGCGTTGGTCAGCGGACCTGTCCCGTGAGCGGGAGGCGCACCAGCGCACTGCCGAGGATCGCGACGAAGGCTGGGATCGTGGCAGGGGCATGGAGCAAGTCGCTCATCAGCACCGTCACGATTTCACGAACTTGCTGTTCGCGATTTACAGCGCCGGTCGGCTCGGAGCGCCGCTGCCCGATGCCGTGACCCGGACCTACGAAGCGGGCAAGAGCGGAGAGCCGATCCCGCCCAACCTGCTGCCGCCTCCGGTACCGCCTCTGCCGAACACGGACAGGCGCCGGCCATAGTTCCCGCGCGCGGCCTGGGACAAGCCGCGCAACCCCTGACAATCAGGAATCACCATGGAAACCTGGGATGAAATCCGGGCTCTGCTCGATCTCGCCTTGCGCGGGCTCGCAGTCGGGCTGATCGGCCTGCTGGGCTATGCCGTCACGCTGCTGGTGCCGATTGCCCGTACGTGGCTGGCCGAGAAAATCACGTCCTCCGCCATGGCCCGCCTGACCGAGCAGGCGACCGGCCGGGCTGCGCAGATCGTGTCGGGCGCGGCGGAGGCAGCCACCGTTTCGCAGCAGGCCATGGAAATGGCATCCGCCATGCCCCAGGCCATGAAGAACGCCGAGGCCTCAGTCGAAGGTGTCGGCAAGCTGATCGCCCGCAAGGTCGCGGAGATCAAGGTCTCCGTCGCGGAGGTGCCCAAGTCATGA